CTTATCCCATCTTTTACATCATTTAATATAGCTTGGGCGAAGTCATTTTTTGAAAAGCGGACGACTGCTTTTAACTTATCGCCTTCAATATAAGCTCTCTCAATGACGCCTATTTGTTTAGTAGTATCATGATCTAATAAAAGTGGGCATTTCTGATCGACTAGCCTATCCCACTTTACAGCCTCTTCGGTGATGACCAATATTTCATTATATGTATAATCATATTCAGACCTCAAATATGGCGTTGGAGAGGCGAATGATATGATGATTGTATTTTCATCATTGATTTCAAAATTTTCAGAAGTTTCCAAACTTCTTTTTTCTTTTAAAAATTTTTCCATTTTCATCTCTCTATAATTTTATTATTATTTATCTTTATCATCTATTTTATCAGGATGATTTTCTTCCTGAGCAATTTCATCCATTATATCAAGTGGGAGCGGCTGATCATTGGTAAATATAAGATCACGATCTTCACATTTCTTAGACCATATTTTCCATCCGTCAAGGACGTCATCAACATCGAGACCTCTTCTCTCAAGCTCAATGATTGGGTTAGTTAGACCAAGCTTAAGTTTTCTCTCAACTGCTATAACATCTTTAGCAGGATCAAATAAATCATCTCTTCTTGGAATAAACTGGAAGTTCAAATATTCATTAACTTTACTTGGCCTCAATTTTGTTGATGTATTGTTAATAATATATGATATGACGAATAATTTATATTCAAGTTCTTTCCAGTTTTCAATGATAAATCTTTGAATAGTGGCATAAGTTTTACCTTCATCAACTGACGCTTCTCTTAATGATGAATAACTGACGCTTTCATAATCATGGGAGAGTCTATTATATGAGACGCCAACTGATGAGGCAATTCTTCTGACTATAGCTTTAACAAATCCTCCATAATTTGTATTTGGATGATTTGGCGAGACCGATTTCACTGTATAGCCTTGTGGGACTATAGAGCTTTCGCCTGGTGAGATTTCTCTAATAAATGTTCCTTTTTCTTCATAATTTGATGAGTTTTGATCTAGCCAGTCACCACCGACTGCGCCAGTTCTTTCATAAAATATATTTTGGCAAGCGGCGACCTTAGCAGCCATAAGTTCAGCAATTCCATAGTCATCTAGCTGCTTTAATGAATCAAGTGAGGCGCATATTTCTGGGAAGCCTCTGACCTGACCGATAAATTCTTTCTTATATATATGTATGATTTCAGATGCATCTATAACAATTTCTTTACCTGACTGATAAGTATCTAATGTGCCTTCTCTGAAGTGGTATTTTACTGGCCTATAGTTCCTATCAATTTCAATTCCCATAACAATAGCATTTTTATTAAATGAAAAGTCCTCATTTCTTGTTGAATCTAATGACAATGAATCAATTAAAGAGAATGATATGCCGTATGGGTTCTTTGCATTTTTATTAATTTTTATAAAGACCTCGCCATCAATAAGTAATGTGCGTAATATGAGTGCATCTAAATCTTTATCACCCATTTCACCATCTTCAGTTATATAACCATTTGACCTTTTTCCAAAGTCCCACCATGCATTTTCAAGTTCAGCGTTTATAGTTTCTTGAAGTTCACCATTTTCTTTAACTAAACTTTGAAGTCTGAATCCTTGCTGACCGACTATTGATTTTTCAATGTTATTTAAATGTGATCTAAAGATTTCATTATTTTTCGCTAAATCTCTGCATCTAACAACAAGTTTTTGTAAGTCACTTTTTAAGTCTGCGTTTACCTTTGTGAATGATGAGAATAGCCAATTCGTAAATCTTCCGTAAGCAGCGCCTCTAAATGAGCGTTGTGACCCGGTATTTTGTTTTTTCTTTTGTGCTGGCATTGGAGTAGCTTCAATAACTTCTTCTTTCTTAAATAATTTTAATATATTTAAATTCATCTTATCTAAAACCCCATTTATATTTAATTTTCATTTCATCACCATCTATAGTGGTATCACCTTGCTCTTCTGAGACCTTCTTCTTAAAGTATTCACGAAGTTTAAAGAGTTCATCTATTGTGCAATATGCGATGCTTTTATCTCCCACCGTCATTGATTGTTGATTGGAGGTGGCTCGACCTGCTATCTGTGCCTCTATAGCTTCAAGTAATAATTCATTTTTTGATTTTACCGTTTCATATGTATCAGTCAATTCAAAATTTTCAATGACGGTAATGTCACCTTCATCTTCCATGCCTTCATCATTTAATATTTGGTATTTATAAGTTCCTGATTTCCAATTAGCAGTTTCATCAGCAGGGGCGATGATGTAATATTTACCCCCATCTTCAATATTATTAATCACTGCTTTAAAGTCATCACCTTTTATAATCATTTTTGATGATGAAGTATTTACAAGCTGAATAAGTTTATATCCTCGTATTACTTTTATCATTAGATCACCATAATTTACTTTGATAAATTTATTTATTTTTTTATTTTCAAAATATGCAATTTTATTATAAATTTTTAACTTGACCACCAGCTTTCTTTATTTTCTTTTGGTTCTAAAGCTTGCTGCTTTACTAAATTCTCAGTTTCAGTCTGCTTAGACCAGCGACGTTTTAATGATGGGCTTTGGCAATATCTCCATCGAGTTCTGCTCATCGTCTGAATAGCGAAGTCAACTGCTAAATATGCCATCTTGCAGACGTCAAAATAGTCATGCTGAGCATCACCTTGTGGCAGCCAATTTTCAGGTGCAGACCCAAACTTTTTTGTATTGTCAGGCTTCACACAAACAATTTGTTTTAAGACCTCATCACTAACATCAGGTGCGAAGTAAAAATAATTCTCTTTTCTATTTTTTTGACTATATAAGTAATATATTAAGACCGACTGCCAGTGCTTCGCTGCTGCTAAGATCAGCCTTCTATTATTATCTGATATGCGCCAGTTCGACGTCTGAAGTGCCGCCCCTTGATACATTATAACATTTGTATTTTTATCAGCGAAGTATTGAATCTCATTCGTTCTATGACCTTGGCGATCTATAAGAGCGAATGTTGGAGTTATGCCAACATCATTCTCAACTAAATATTGTTTATGCAGCATATCTTCCACTGTAATAACTGGAGTATATGGCATATTATTTTCAAAAGCTTCTTTTTTAAGTATTGTATTAATTTTTTCACGTTCTTCATCAGTTAATGATAAGTGCTCCACTTCTCTTGTTTCAATTAAAAATAAGTTATCATTTACATCTAAGGCAAAGATGCCGGACCACCGATCTATTATCCTGAGTATCTGCGACCAAAAATAACATTTCAACATTTTTCATCGTTGGTGCTTCGTCTGCTCTCCAACAATGTAATCTTATCTTCTCGAAGTCCTCCCTCGTCACTTCTCTTCTTTTATATGGCAGTCCTCTTATGGAGTTATCAAATGTCATTTGAGTTTCAATATTTGATTTTTTACCTGCCTCAAGCTGGGCATTGGCGATAAACTTCCATGATAAAGATTTCAGCTGTGAGGCAAGTGCTCCTATCTGATAAGTGGGGCATTCTTTGATTTTATCAGGTATCTTATGAATGTATCCACCATTTACATTCATCCATGCCTTATCAGCTTCAATATGCTCATGACCACATGCTGGGCATATTAATCGAATCGTATCTTCTTTAACAATATATTGTTTAAGTTCCTCATTAAATTCTGCTTCAAACTGCATATTGTGAATGTCGCAGCTTCTCATCGTAAGTTCACCACATCCTTTACATCTAAGATGCCAATATGCCTGACTGCCTTTCAAAAATTCACGCCATATATTACCATTTTCTGTAGTGGGTGTGCAGACCAAAAAGCATATCGAGGCATCATAAGAGCGAGTTCTCTTCTTTAAATCACTTAAGTTATCAATATTTCCAATATTTCCCCATTGATCTATTTCATCACCGAATAACTATTTTACAGCTCTTCGAGACGATTTTTGACCCAGCGCCTTGGAAGTAGCTTGCAAGGTTTGAAAAAGCATATCTATCTGCTCTAAATGATCGAGGACGTTCAAGTTCATCTTTAAGCTGAGGTATATGCTTCATTAGCGGTTTAATTTTTGTTTGGTTCATTTCAGCTGCAAGTCCATCACTTGGATAAACAATAAGCGATTGACAAGGATCGAAAAGCATTCTCCAAAGAAGTCCAACAACAAAGAGGTTCGTTTTCCCCATTTGTTCAGGGGAGCAGACCACCACTTCTTTTATATTTGTTAAATCTTCCCACTGCTTCAATATCTCAACTTGATATGGGTAAAGATCAAAATTCAAAAAATTTCGTTCAGCGCTGACGTCAGATGAAAAATTAATATTTTTCTGTGACCATGGTATTATTGGCTGAAAAGCTTGAAGTTTAAAAAATGACCTCAATGAGTCTGATAAATTAAATAATTTCTTCTGTTTCATATTTTCTTAAAAAAACTATATCATGTGGAAAAATATTAAAAATAACATATTTGGGTTCAACAATATTAATTAATTCATCTTTATCCGACCAGTCAACTTCAACAACTAAAACATCTGGTAAAACATCACTATTCATCATTGATTTCAAAATTTTATTCTCATATCCTTCAACATCAAATATAGCCAAGTCAATTTTTTTAATATTATATTTTTTTATTAATGTTAAATAACTTATTACATCTATTGTTTCTTTTTTAAATTCAGCTCCATATCCTAAGCGGTGAAGTTCATCAATGTGAGCATCTGATAAAGAAAAAGAAGCGTTATCAAGGTTATCCGTTGGAATAGTCATTTCCAATTTTTGATTTTTATTCCCAAGACCTTTTTGAATAAAAATATTAGAAGATGACCTCACCTTCTTGCATCGTTCCATAAGTTCAGCCTGAGGTTCTATCAAATATCCTGACCAGTTATAATTTTTTTCAAAATAATAACTTATGCTATCATTCTTTCCATCATTAGCTCCACATTCAATAAAAGTTCCATTAAATTTATTGTTAAGAAAAATAAGTCTATCAATAATTAAATCAATATTTGATTTACAATTTGATGCTATCATTTTAATTCTCCTTATGATTAAATAAATTTTCCATAGCTGGAATAAGTTTAGCTTGAGTTCTCACTGTATCAAAATATCCTCCCATTGGGTTAACATTTACTGGCCCTATTGTGAGTATTCCTTGTATTTTATTAAATTCCGCAGTAAATAAAATTCGTGGTATTTTTAACATTTCTGCTAAGGCATAAAGACCACTTTGATTTCCTATCACACCACATGCTGATTTCATCTTTAAGGCAAGATCAAGTTCATTTTCACAGGGTAAATAGTCCAATTCAAAAAATTCTTTTTGGAATGAATCATGCTCACTTTTAAGTCCAATAAACAACAATTTATCTTGAAAAAGTCTAAGTTCTTTTAAATTCAAAAAATAATTATTATATCTTGATGTATGAATAAGAAGTATTTTATCATTTAATTCAGGGAATGTATTATTTGGTAAATAATTAAATATATTTCTTGAGAAGTCCTGAGGAAGATGAAGTTTAGTCAATTCGTAATAGTGGTATCTTAAATCACCTGATGTAAAATTAAGTCTAAGTTTTCTAAACTGTGAGATGTTTATGCAGTCATCAGGCATTTCATCTGAGATGCTAACATTCTTAAATTTTAAACTTTCAATAAGAGGCTTCAAAAATTCTGCTGCTGCTTGAGTCATCATAACATTACCATAAGGATGAGTCCCAGCATATTGTGCTGGCTGGTTAGTTTGAATGTTAAATGAATAGTCACTTGTTTTAGCATTAAAATAATCAAGCATTTCTATAACAAAATGTAAACTGTAGAGCAGATCACCACTATTCCCACTATGATTAAATATCGGTTTAATTTGCGTTCCCATCTTCATTTTCCTTATCAAATATATATTCGTTGTTTATTGTATTTAAATTCTCTTCTAAGTTTTTTAAGGCGCAGTCAAGGTTCTCATTAAGTTTATTTAATTTATCTTCCTCTAGTCTTAATTCTATTAATGAGTTTTTAAACTTTTGAAAAGATTTTTGGAAGACCTCAAAAAAGCGTTCAGACCATTCAGCGAATAGCTCATGCTTCTTATCAATAATTTTTTGCTCCAAATATTTTGTGCGAGTGACGATTTCTTTTTTTCTTGCTTCTTGAAGTTCTTTATTCGTATTGTTTATATTTTCAAGATCGGAAGTCAAAATTTCATCAATAATTTTTTCATCATCTATCTCTTCAGGCTCATCAGCGTTAAACAAAATAGCTTCATCTATATGCTCATCTTTATGGTGCTTATCCCAATATTTTGTTGGTAAAAAATAATATTTTCGTTTACCTTCTTGTTTATAAGCAAGCTTATGCTTTAATGACCCAATGAAGTGTGACTGGCTCTTGCCTGTATATAAGATGCATTCAGTTTGCGTTAAGTATTTTCCTTTTACATTAGACTGGTTCATATCAAAAATTTTCCTCTCAATTCAAAATATTTAGTCCTCGAGGATTTTGGGTGAAAATTCACATTTTTCACCTGCTGACGGGAAGACCAAGGCTTCCGCCGCCTCCTAAAAATAATTTTTGAATAGCGGCGAGGCCTAACCTCCCTAACTCATTAATATATAATAAATTAAACAATATACGATGCATGCCCACACAGTCCTTTCTATATTTTTCATTTTTCTTCTCCTAAGTTAACTTTTTCAAACTTATATCTCGTTCCACAATAATATGGATCAATTCCCTTTAAATGTTTAATTAAATAATATCTCGAATATTTTACATTATTTTTTCGACACCACACTCCAAACTTTGAGATGATTTCCCCCGTATTTATGCATCTTAAATATCTCACATAAGGAGCATGATCATTCATCATTTCTTTTCTTGTGATCATTTTTAAATTCGATGCTCTATTATCAAATCTATCTTTATTAATATGCGTGACCATCAAGTCATCTGAATAGTCACTTAAGAAGTGCATAGCAACCAATCGGTGAGCTTTAAATAATTTAAAATGTTGTTTACCATAAGTCAGGCGGTAATGTAAATAGCCATAAGAGTCCATGCATGGCGTTAATATCTTTTCTTTAAAAGTCATTTCTTTATCAAACTTTATTTCTTTCGTTCTCCACCAATGACTAATGTTTATGCCAATAACTTTTTTCTCTAATGATTTTACACGACCTAAGTTCGAAACTTCATATAAACCTTCAAAACCTTTTACTGGCAACCATACTTCTTTTTCTTCCATGATAAGTCCTTTTTAATTTATTTATTAAATTAAACCAAATATTTTATAATTAAATCAAAAATTATATGAACTTTTTTCTAAGGCATCACCAAGTTTAATATTTTTCTCAGGGACGCCAAGCTTACACAATCTTTGTTTACATAATTCATATATCTCTTTATCTATTTCTATCACATAACATTTAACTGGATCAGCTCCTGCAATTATGCATGCTGCAATCAGACCACCACATCCAGCAGTGGGATCAAGTATCGTTCCTTCTAAATTCGTAAACTTTTCTATCATTTTTATAGTTAAATCAGGCGGCGTAAAATATTGACCGCTTATTTTGACGTTCTTTTTTATCTTTACTTCCATATTGGACATTTTTCCATTCATTAAATTCATCAATGATTTTATTTTTTACTTCTTCACTTAATTTCATTTATATCTCTCCACAAACATTTTCATTTCTTCAAATTCTTTATCTGTAATATTAAAAAATTTACACATATCTTCATCGGTCCAATCACTTTCATAACCGATTAACCCTGTGCGAGGATTTACACAGCCTCCCAACCAAATAAATGATTTAAGAGAAATGTTTGTTCCCAAGCAGAAAAAATGAGAATAATATTTAAACACATATGATTTATAATAAGTATCAGTAAAATTTTTTGCCTCTTCTTCATTTTCAAACTTTATTGACCATGTTATATAAGGCGTTTTTTTACTATACTTATTTTTTTGATAAAATTCATACCAAGGACGACCATTCTTCATTCCATTGAAAAAATATAGAAGTTTAACCATACATCTTAATTTATATTTTCGATGAGGGCCGGCCTCCATGAGCGTCACCACTAGTAATCATCGGTATCCTCACTCTCCACCCATCTTGTTTATTTTTCTCTATAATAGGTATCTCTTTTAATTTATTCAAAATTCTTAAGGCAATCTGATTTAACATTGAATCTAAATTAAAGTCTGTATTTTCTTCTAATAACTTATATATGCCAATAGTTATCGTAATTCCATTTTCAAATTTCATTACTGCAGTACGAGCATGTATTTCCTCGATGCTATCAATATGTTTAATTATATTAGCATATCTTTTCACATCAGTATTTCGCTTAAACTTTGCCATCGGATCTTGCAGCCATCTTATCGGAGATAAATTTATACATTCTCCATCTTTATTTAAATATTGAATAGCTTCACTTAATATTTTTAGATGAAGATTTCTCTTATAAGGTGGATTCATAATAATTTTATCAAACTTCATAATTTTTATTCTTTTTATTTTTATTTATTAATATTATAAATTTTTTCAAGAAAAAATTAAAAATTAATTAAACATCCCTGAATGATGATAAGTGACTGCCCTATATATCTGACCTAAGAAGATGCCGACCTTCATCTATCATCATTCTACAAGGCAAGGATATGATTTTTAAATAAAAAATGAGATCATCTATTGATGACCCCATTTTCTACTTTGTAAAACTTA